TTTTAAATAGTGTAAATCATCCTACACTTCAATTTGGTGATTGCCAATGTCCTGGCATTAGGACATAAATATGTTGTTGAAACATGCGCATTGCGCGGTGGTTCAACAGCAGTCATATACCCCACAATCTGGAAATGTGGGTGTTACTGAAACTGTTGCGGATTCGTCTACTTCAGCTCAAGTTACTACATTTGCTGATCAAACTGCAGGATTTAAGACCGATATCAATTCGGGCTATGATTCTACGATGGATTTAGCAAATAACGGTGATTCCGATTTGGGTAACTTTTTGTCGCGACCTATTAAGATAGCGACATATTCTTGGGCCGTAGCAGGTCCACTATTTGAACAATTCAACCCTTGGACAGAATTCTGTACTAACACGTACGTGAAAGAAAAACTTGGACATTATGAATTGCTGAGATGTAATATGAATTATAAGATATTAGTCTCAGGGACAGGCTTCCATTATGGACGAGCCTTAGTTTCGTATAATCCTTATGTAGGTTATGACGAAGTATCCACACAACGTGCTTTTTTGGAGATCGATCTTGTGGCTGCTTCTCAGAAACCGTGCTTTTATATCAACCCTACACTTAATGAAGGTGGTGAGATGAAATGCCCGTTTTTCTATCATAATAATTACATGTCTCTATCTAATGGAGACTGGACTGATATGGGTGAGGTTTCAATTAAAAGTATGACTAATCTTGAACATGCAAATGGAGGTGACGATGTCGTTACACTCACAGTGTTCGCTTGGGCTACTGAAACCGTACTGGTTATGCCTACAAGTCAATTTGCCGGTCAATCCGGTAAGCGTCCTAAGATGAATTCTGGAGATGAATACGGAAAAGGTATTATTTCTGGTCCTGCATCTGCGATTGCCAAGGCTGCTGGAGCTTTGGTAGACGCACCTATGATTGGTCCGTATGCTCGTGCAACTCAGATTTGTGCACAAGCTATAGGTGATGTTTCAGCTCACTTTGGTTATTCTAGACCGGCTATCATTTCTGATACTGTTTTACAAAAACCAACCGTTACTGGTAATTTATGTAACACTGACGCTGCGGAAGCAGTCAATCGTTTAACTCTTGATTCAAAACAGGAGCTAACGGTTGATTCACGCACTGTCGGTTTAGATGGAGCCGATCAGATGACAATAAAATCTCTTGTTACCCGTGAGTCTTACTTGACTCAATTCTCGTATGATACAACATCCGCTTTGGATTCTTTGTTGTGGACTAGTCGAGTTGGGCCTACATTGTATCGTGGAAATGGAACCACGGAAATCCATCCTACTCCCATGTCAATGACGTCTGCGATGTTTGATAAATGGCAAGG